ATATATTTAAAAAAATAATAAATATTGTTTTGAGAGCTCCATCTTTAGAGGGCCAATTTCAGAATGTTAATTCATTTTTATCTTGGTTCTTTTTTTATTTCTAAAGGGGATATATGGACTTAAAAGATATATTTCAAAATACTAAAGATACTATAACGAAATTAATTAAACCGGAGATGGGTGAAATATCCCACTCTGGAACTGATATCTGGGGCATTGGTAATCTTCCTGTCTACAATCCTGATGACCTGGTAGGCAAAAAAGGGTTAGATTATTACAGGGATATGCAAAAAAAAGATGGCCAGGTTAAGGCTATTTTTATGTTAAAAAAGCATGCCCGTTTATCTACTCCATGGAGTATAAGGCCGGAAGATGAGGATGACCAGGATGCAGTAAAACAAGCTGAATTTATAGAGTATTGTTTTTCAGAGATGAAGGGGAATATAAATAATACCCTGCTTAAAATATGGAATGCCATGAGAGACGGTTATTCGGTGGCTGAAATGAATTATAAGATTATATCTGTCGGAGAATTTAAAGGAATGATCGGCATTGATAATATCAAGGTACGAAAAGCTATAAATTATATGTTTAAATGTGATGAGCATGGCAATATTGAAGAAAAAGGATTGATTGAATCAGGGAATAAACCCTTACCCATAAATAAATTTATTCTCTTTGCTTATAACCCTAATGATGACGATGCAGACAGTTTATATGGTGAAAGCGATTTCAGGGCTGCCTACCGGTATTATTTCTCTAATGATGTCGTACAAAGATTCTGGAATATCTATCTTGAGAAATTTGGACAGCCTACTGCAATAGGTCATTATGCTCCTGGTACTTCTAAGAAAGAACAAGATGAAATTTTAGATGTTTTGAAAACTATTCAAACCGATACCGCAATAATTATGCAAAAAGGCCAGGAAGCTGAATTTTTAGAGGCTACCAGAAGGGGAGATGCAGGATATAAAGTAGCTTTCGATACCAATAATACCATGATTGCCCGAGCCTTATTAGTGGGTACTCTTTTAATGGACACCGGAGAAAAAGGCTCATGGGCTTTATCTAAAACTCATTTTGATATCTTCATTTATGTCCTTGATTATTTAGGTATGGAAACCGAAGATACCATAGTCCGGGAACAGATTATAAAGCGGTTGATAGATTTTAACTTCTCTCAACCCAAATATCCCTATTTTAAATTTGAATCACTGATCAAAGAGGACCAAGAAGCTAAAGCTAAGATCGCTAAAATGTTAGTCGATGCCGGGCTGATAAATGCAGAGGAAGAGTGGGTCCGAGGATTCTTGAAGATACCGGTCAAAGAAGAGGGGATAGTTTTACCTGAACCTAAACCAAAACCCGGGGGCTTTGCGGAAAAATATCAAGCTAAACTAAAAAGGCAAACTAACCAGTATGAAAAAAAATGTAATTTTACTAGGATAATAAAAAATTTAGATGAATGGGAAGCAAAGGCCAAAGAAGAATTTATAGAGATTATCACCAAACAGAAGGAATCCCTTAAAAAAGACATCTTAAAAAGGAAGATCATTGAAACCAATTCGGCTTCACAAATCGAGAAGATCCAGTTATCTTATGTGGGAGAATTAAAAACTAAAATACAGGAATATCTAAAAAAGATATGGCAGTATGGGCGGGAAGAGGTAAAAAGCGAACTGGGTAAAATGAAATTTGTCGATATAATTCCCGGTTTGCCACCTACCAAAGCCCTGCAATATCTAAATAATAAATCCTTCTGGATTGCCGGGGTGATAAGGGATAGCGTCTTAAAGGAAGCAAGGGCAATCTTATATAACGGTCTAAAAGGTGGAGCCACTACCCCGGAGATAATGTTTCAATTGGATGGATTTTTTAAGGAATATATCGGGACTACCGCAATAGAGATAAAAACTGGGAAAGAATTAACTCCCTGGCACCTTGAAAATGTGGTAAGAACCAATTTTAGCGATGCCTATAATGAGGGGCGCTGGGCTATGATGAACGATCCGGACGTGGGGGATTTTGTACCGGCAGTTGCCTATTCCTCTGTCATGGATGATCGGACTACCGAGATTTGTGAGCGGTTGGATGGCCAGGTATTTGAAAAGGGCGATCCTGATTTGGCCAGGGTAAAACCACCTAATCATTATGAATGCAGGGGAACTCTGGTCCCAGTAACTAAATATGAAAAATTTACCCCCATATCTAAAGAAAGGAAAGCGGGGATTATGGCTATAAAGCCTAAAAATTTTATAAATTTGGAAGGAGATGAGTAAATTGCCATATCGTTATCCCACTAATATCCCGGAAGGGATAAAAGGTTTACCGGCAGAGGCCCAGAAAACCTGGATTGATATTTATAATAATGCTTATGAGCAGTACAAAGATAGACCAGAAAGGGAAGGTTTGGCCAATGCCACAGCCTGGGCCGGTCTTAAAAAAGCAGGTTGGAAAAAAGACAAAGAGGGTAACTGGATTAAAACCGAAACCCAGGGGAATTTAAACACCATGGAGTTGGCAATATTGGAGGCCTATTCCCAGACTTATGAGTTAAAGGACGTTGAGGTATTTGGTAAAGGAACGTGGAAGGGCGTTAAAATAACTGATAAGGATATTGACGATATTGTAAATAATACCAATGAAATAATTGATAAACTAAAGCCGAAGGTAAAATTAGGTCATGGTGATAAACAAGAGCTATTAAGGAAAACGGGGCTACCGGCTGGGGGCTGGATCACCAAATTGAAGAGAGCCGGGGATAAAATTTTAGTAGACATAAAGGAAGTGCCTAAGGTTTTATATCAATTAATTAAAAATGGAGCATATAAGAGGATATCAAGTGAGATTTTGGCCGGTTATACCGAGCCCAGCACCAAAAAGAAATACAATAAGGTCCTTTCAGCAATAGCTTTTTTGGGGGCCGATCTACCGGCGGTAACAAATTTAAAAGATATTGCTGCCCTGTATGATGTTAATGATAAGGCAGATATAATTTTATATCCGGAGTTAAAAGATATAAAAAATAAAATAAGAAAGGAGGTGTATATAGCTATGGCTGATAAAAAAGTAATGATAACAGAAATGGATGGCAAGAAATTCGTTTCTGTTGTAGATTATGAACAAATAGAAAAAGATAAAAAGCTAGCAGATGAGAAAGTTAAAGCTGGCGAAGATTATAAGTCTAAATTTGAGGCTGAGGAAAAGAAGGCTAAAGAGGCTGAATCTAAGTTAGCTAAAACTGATAAGGAAAAAAGGGAAGCCGAAATTAAAACTTTCGTAGATTCTCATTGCTCGGATACCGATATGCGGTTCTTACCTTCTCAAAAAGAGATTTTGGTTACCCTTATAGGGTCCACTTCTGATGAGAAAGTAATAAAATTTACCGCGGATGGTATAGAGACTGACCTCTCCCAAAGGGAGCTTCTGGAGAAATTTATAAATCTCCAGCCTAACTTTTCTGATTCTATCTTTACTGAATTAAGTAAAGGTGGAGAGGAAGAGGAAGAAGGCGGAGAAAAATTAACTCCAAAAGAAAAGAAGGTTCAGAAATACATAGATGAGCATAAAGGCGTAAGTTACCGCGATGCGGTCTTGGCTGTCCTGGATTCAACAGAAGAACCTAAGAAAAAATAATTAAATTAAAAATCAAAGAAGGGAAGTGTTAAATAATGTCTCAATCTACTGCTGGAACTTTAGATATAAGTTTTAAAGCCGGTGCAGATCTGACTAATTTACAATATCATTTTGTAAAACTTGATGGAGCTGGTGGTATTGTCGGTTGCGGTGTGGGCAAGGAGCTTTCTATTGGAATCTTACAGAATGCTCCCGCTGATACTAAAGCTGCTAGGGTAAGATTACTGGGTACAAGTAAATTAGTGATGAATGAAGCATGCGGTGAAAATGCACTCTTAGCCACCGATACTAATGGACATGGAATATTAGCGGCTGCAGAAAAAGATTATGTCGGAGCAATAGCTCTGGAAGCTGCCGGTGCTATAGATGAAATAATAGAAGTTTTAATTACTAAATTGCATCTTAAAGTTACTTAATAAATAATTTAATAAAAGAATCGAGGTGAAAACAAATGCCAGAACCAGAAAATGTCCATATTGATAAAGTATTAACTAATGTTTCCGTAATGTACCGCAATGCGGCTTATGTGGGAACACAAATAATGCCGGTTGTACCGGTTAAAAAAGAATCGGATATATATTATATATATGATTCTAAAGGTGAAAGGTTTAGGATTCCCAAAACTTTAAGGGCTCCTAAATCTGAATCAAGGACCGTAGATTGGAAAGTAAGAACTGATGGCTATGTCTGTGATGAACATGCCTTAAATGATTTAATTGATGATCGAGAAAGAAATAACGCGGATAAACCTCTAAATCTTGAAGTAGATACGGTAGAATTCTTGACCGATATCCTTCAATTAGGTTTAGAGATGAGGATCAAAGACATGTTAGAAACAAACTTATCGGCCAATGCTCCTACTATTAAATGGGATGTTCATACCGATGGGTCTGATCCTATTGGGGATATTGAAACCGGGAAGGATGCTATACATAAAGTAATTTTCAGAGAACCTAATGTATTGCTATTAGGAAAGGCTGTTTATGATAAGTTAAAACATCATCCCAAAATTTTGGAACTGATTCTTTATAGCCAAAAGGGTGTACTTACTTCTGATCTTATGGCTGAATTATTTGGAATAGAAAAGGTGATAGTAGGTAAAGCTGGTTATAATACAGCTAAAGAAGGAAAGACTCCGGTTTTATCTTATCTCTGGGGCAAGAATGCCATATTAGCTTATGTAGAACCTAGACCCGGAATAAAGAAATTCTCTTTAGGTTATACCTTCCAATCTAAGAAATTTCAAACCAGAAGGGCAAGAATAGAAGTAAAACATAGTGACTGGTTTGAAGTTGGTGATATAGAAACCGAAAAATTGGTTTGCGCTGCTTGTGGATACAGGATATCCCCGGCAATAACTTAATCATAATAAAAACTAGAGGGGGAGGATTATGTTCTCTCCCTCTAATAAAAATGGGAGATTTAGATGGCTTTTTGTGATGATATTGATGTATTGACTAATATAAATATGTCGGCAACCGAAGTGCCTGTTTTATTATTGGCTAAGGCTGTTATTAAAGCTGATGCAGAAGTAAGGGCAGCTTTTTCGTCTGATATGTTGGCTGCCCTGGATGTCTTTGGTGAGAAGGATGAATCGATAACTACTGCAGAAGTCGAGATTACCGAAGATAAAATTACTATAGATATCGATATTCCTACCGGGGCAAGGATTCAATTTAAGACTACTGATAAATTGCCCGATCCCTTGGTAGCAGATATCGTATATTATGCCATACGTTTAGATTCTACTCATATAAAAGTGGCTATCAGGAAAGATGATGCAATATCCGGTATTCAAATAAATATAACCGATCAAGGGATAGGAACGCATACAATTAAACGATTATTCCCGGCTATAATAGAATCTTTAGCCGAAGATATTGCCTCTTATTATGTAATGAGAGGATTATATTCGGGTAAAATGCCCAGTACCAATGAATGGATTGACCGATATAAAGAGGCAAAAGAGACCCTTAAAGATATTGCCGAGGGCACGAGACAGATTGAAGGTATTACCGTAGACGTGGGGGCAATTCAATCTACTACCAAAGACTATAAACGGACCTTTGACGAGAGGGATGAGACTAACTGGAAAACCGATCCTAACAAACTAGAGGATCTGGCCAATGACTAACGGAGCATTAATCAGCTATGAGATAAAAAACGATGAGAAGGTAAAGGCTCTATTAAAAAAAGCCGGGAATAAAGCTAAAGATCTTAGAGTTCCTTTGAAGCGGTGCGGTATTTTAATGCTAAGTTCTATAGATAAAAATTTTAGGGCAGAGGGCAGACCCAAAAGATGGGCCCCGCTTAGCCCCATGACTATTGCTATGCGGAGAAAAAAGGGAAGGGGAGCGAAGATCCTTCAAGATACCGGAAAAGGTAAAGGCTCCATCGTCTATAAAGTAGTTTCTAACCAGAAAGTACAGATAGGCACTGGACTTGATTATATGAGAATACACCAGGAAGGCGGTTCTATCAAGATACCGGCAAGAGATATATATCCGGTTAGAGCCAGAGTTTTACATTGGGTTGATTCGGGCACCGGGGAAGATGTTTTTGCAATGCACGTTCACCAGAAGGCCAGGACAGCCAAGATACCCCAGCGTAAATTTTTACTTTTTCAGGAAGATGATAAGAAAAATATAGTCAGAGTTTTCACTGAATATTTAGAGGAAATAACAAGATGAAATTAGAAGATATCTGGAATAAGATTAAGACTATTTTAGAAGGGGATACCATTTTAGAGACATATATTAAAATGGTATATGCAGGAACGAGAGATAATATTCCAGTGAATATGTTTCCTTGTATTATCTTGGAGCCTACCAATGCACCGGAAGAGGCAGTAACTATGCCTCATAATACAGAGATAAATTTTACTGCTACCATATTCGGGTATATAAAAATTTTTGATGTTGATAAACAGATAGTCGGGGATGCCACTACCAAGGGTATCCTTGATTTAAATTTTGATATTAAAAAAGCTCTCGGAGCTCATATTAATTTGGATGGGAACTGTCTATATTTTAGCTTCCCGGATACCAGATTCGATTTTAGCTCTTATCCGTTCAGGGGAATAGAAATCGATATGAAAATAACTTTAAGGCAGAGCTTTGTAACTAGGGAATAAAAAGAAGGTGATATTGTGAAATTGAAATATAATCGAGATACTGAATTAGAGGTAGTCGGGTTAGGTATTTTTGAGCCTGGTCAATTTGTAGTGGCTGATGATGAAGCAAGGGCAAAAAAATATTTAGATTCTGGCTATTTTGATTTAATTAAAGAGAAAAAGAGAAAAGTTAAAAAATCTAAAAGAAAGGAGTTGACAAATAATGGGACAAGGCGCAAGAGGACACATAGGAATTAAAAAAGAATTAACCTGGGGACAGAAAGAAGCAGGGGATAATGATTTTTTCTTACCATTTGTTTCTGAAACTCTAACCCCTACAATCGAAGAAGTTTTATCTGCTGCCCAAAAGGGAGTACTCGATGAGCCAAAATCCTACCAGGGAGAAAGGGCTTTCGGTGGTGATATGGTGATAGAAGTACATCCCGCAAGTTTGGGCCATCTGTTAAGAAGTGCCATTAATGAACCGGCAGAAGCTACACCGGCAGGTACAGCGGAAACCGAATTAGAGGATTGCGAGGATAAATGGGATGAGTTGATAGATGCTGGGGTTATTTCCGGAGTGGATGCAATTTGGTTTAAGAAGGGAGTAAAGTCAGTAAAATTACAGATTACTACCGGAGTGGCTGCCGATACTATTTTAGCCACCGAAGTAGTGTCTTTAACTGATATGCATTTAGATACCCATATTAAACTTTGGGTAAAATCATCCGTTGATTGTGCAGAGGGGGATCTGGTCTTTATGGTTAGTGAAGTGGTTGAATGTGGCGGTGTTGAAGGAACTACCCTGAAATCTGTTGATATCCCTGCTCTGGTTGCTGGGGTTGAAAAGGAATGCACTATTGCTTTGGGAACTATGACCAATTTTGACGCAGTAATCAGTCTTGGAATTAAGATGCACACTGATAAAGGGGAGTTTACTATCAATATTGATGATGTGAGAAGATTGGTTACCAGTGATGCTGTTAATGCAAAACAGCACGTATTTATTCCCAGACAGGCAACCGATTTTCATGTAGATTGTCCAATCAATCCCTATACCTTAGAGGTTTACCGGGATCAAGGACAGGCCTTCCAGTTTTTAGGGGCAGTAATTAATACTCTTGCCTTAAATTTCTCTACCACTGATAAGATCTTGAAGGCTACCAATGGGATCATCGCTAAAAATTTGGGTGACACACCAAAGACCGCTCCATCTTTTGAAACTACCGATCCTTTTACCTGGGAGCAGGCAATTATTTCAATAGCTGGATCTCCTAATAATGATATTGAAAGTTTTGGGATAAATTATGACAATAAATGTGTAGGAAAATATGCGCTAAATAATACCGCTATATTGAGAAAGATTATTCGAGATGGCTTCAGGACCATCCCGGTTAATTTTACTATCGATTTTGTGGATCGTACCGAATACGATAAATTCATACTCGGTACTGAACAGGCCTTCCAGGTTAAATTTGTAGGGGCAGAATGTGAAGCTGGATATTATTATACCCTGCAAATCGATATTCCTAAATTTAGATACCTTACCTATCCTATTAATATGGGTGGACCGGGACCGATAGTCTGTGGAGTTACCGGTAAGGCAAAATACGATGCAAGTTTAGGATATCCTTTCAAAATTACTTTAATTAACCTCGAAACAGGATATTAAAGGTAGGGTAGTAGGGTAGATTAGGTAAGGTAAAATTTCGCTATCTAGGGTATGCAGGGTCGTTTTTAAGGGTATTCTGGTAGAATTATCTAATAATAAGAAGGGAGAATTATGTCTAAAAATGAAAAAGTTAAAAAACCAAATATTATTGGTGGAGATAGAAGCTATTGTCCAGACAAAGAAGAAGGGATAACTATGTCTAAAATTAAGATGCTTGATGGGAAGGAATATGAATTAAAATCTTTATCCTCATTAGATCTGAAAAAAATAGATAAAATGAAAAATGAAAACGATGGGAAGAAAGGTAAAGGTATATCAGATTATGATATGACTTTTACATTATTCCTTTTTGCCTTTAAGAAATTTAACCCTGGGATGAAGGATATGAACTTAGATAAATTTATGGATATATTCCCATTAGTAGATATGGAGAATAAATCTAATGAGATAATGAAGATAACCGGATTGGATTTCAAGAAGGGAGTTGGCAAGAAATAGTCAGAACTTTAGCCATTGCCTATGGTTGGGGGTATAACGATATATTGCCGATTCCCTTAGTAGAACTTGGACCTATTATGAGAGATGCAAAAATAATATCCGAACAAAAATTAAATTATTTGGGAATAAAAAAATTATAATTTTATTTCCATAAAACTGTAAGATTAAATTTACTAATTTTAGGATTATTAGTTACCATAACTGAAAAAGTTGCTTTTTGTTTGGTAGCCAATATTGAAGGATCAGTATAACCTGATGTGATAGATATAAGTTTATCATATTTATCAAGAGCTTGGATTTTTATTCTAACATCTGTTGCAATGGTTTTGCTTGTATTTTGTATGATACCTTCGACATAAATATAGTTACCAGTTTCACTTATATAATTAGTCCAATCAACAATTTTTATATCGGCTGTTGGTTCTGGTTTTGATTTTATTTTTGGCTCTGGTTTTGGTTTTGATTCAGGAATTGATTGAGATTTAATTGATGGTTTTTGGGATGATTCTTTTACGATAGAAATCTTATAATCTAACAATTGATATTTTAACATTATATTTTCTAAATTGGTAATTAAAGTGAAATCTCCTTCTGGGTCTTTAATAATATAGAGAGTGGCAAATGAATTAAGTAAAAATATATTAAAGAAAAATATCAAGGAAATAATTAATAGAGAAGTTTTAAACTTTTTCATAATAATATACCTCCTAATTTTTGATTGTAATTATATCATAATTTAAAGAATAAATAAATATTGTGAGGTGAAAAAATAGATTGGCCGATATTTGGATTAATATTTTAGGTGATGCCACAAAATTAAAAGGTGCTCTAAGTGGAGCGGGTAAAGATGTGACCGCTTTTGGTGAAAAAATAGGCAAGATGGGCAGGACCATGACTATTATGGGCGGGGCAGTTACTGCTGCATTTGGAGCAATAGTTTTTAAGACCACTAAGCTGGGCGATACTTACGACAAGATGTCTAAGCGGACCAATGTTGCGGTAGAAACTTTGTCGGCTTTGGGTTATGCTGCCAAAATTAGCGGGGCTGATCTTGATACAGTAGAAAAATCATTACGATATTTAGCTCGTGGAATGGATGATATGGCTATGGGAGTAGGGGAAGCCAAAGATGCTTTTGAATATCTTGACATAGCAGTTACTGATACTGAAGGCAATTTGCGACCTACTATGGATGTATTAAAGGAAGCCGCTACTAAATTAGCCGCTATGACCAACGAAACTAAACAAGTTGCTCTGGCCACTGATATATTTGGGGCCAGATATGGTACTCAATTACTCCCTATGCTTAAAGAGGGTGGAGCCGGGATTGAAGCTTTGATGAAAAAGGCTAGAGAGCTCGGAGTGGTAATGTCCACAGAAGCAGCGGCAAAGGCAGCCGAATTTAATGATCGATTGACTGATTTAAAAGAATCTATTGGGGGTATGGGTAGAGATGTCGGCAGCGTATTAATTCCACCATTAATTGATTTGTCCGAAAAAGCATTAAAACTAATCAAGAGAGTTAAAGAATGGGCAGATGCGAATAAACCATTGGTGGAAATAATCGTAAAATTAAGTGCAACTATAGGGGTTATGGCTGCCGTTGGTGGACCTATTTTAATGGCAGTGGGGGCTTTAATAAAAATGAAAGCGGCAGTTGTTGCGATGGGGACTGTTTCTGCTGGTCCGGTAGGGATAGCCATAGCAGCTATAGCGGCTTTAGCAGCGGGATATTTAATATTGAAGGAAAACATAAAATCAGCTGAAGATTATATGAGTGATTTCCGGGTGAGTCTCCAAA